TGATGCTCAAGCTACATCAGCGACTTTGACAGTTGATTCAACAATCAACACTTATCAAACACTCGATGGAAAAGCCTATTTTACAACAGACACTCAAGGATCATTTGCCGTTGAGATGTTAGCCGATTGGGGAGCAGCATCATCATTGTGCGAGGCACTTTGGACAGCTGCAACAAACGCACCAAACACGGGATTGCCCGTGGTGCTAGTGGCAGACACAGGCGCATCATTTGCGTTTGATGTACAGCCAATCTTGCCATCAGCCGGCGGCACAGCTCCAGATGCACAAACAGTTTCACTTGCCTTTACTTGTGTGACCACACCTGTTTTGACAATTAGCTAGAAAAGGAGATCGGGAGCATGAAGTTACCAATTACGATTGAATTTACGAATGGCGATAGAGAAACCTATACAGCTTTACCGCCTGAGTGGATGAAATGGGAACAGAAAACCGGAAACACGATTCAAAGTGTCTCAGAGAAAATGGGCATTGCGGATTTGTTGTTTTTGGCGTATCACGCAATGAAACGCGAGGCAGCCGGTAAAGCTGTCAAGCCTTTTGAAGTGTGGTGTGAAACTGTAACTGACATTGACATGGGAGAAACCGCAAACCCAAAAGTTACCAATCCGGATCAATAAACCGGACGATTTGGGAATTAGCGATTGAAACCGGATTGTCAAGATCAGAGTTCCAAACAGCTGAGGATGTTTTAACCGCGATTGAGATTCTAAGGATGAAAAATGGCAACTGAGAGCATCACCTACGACAAGGCTCAATTGCGTGGGATTCTTGGTGCTTTCAAAGGCATGGATGCCGAAGCTGTAGCTGAAGCCAAAAAGGTTTCAAATGGATTGGCTACTTATGTGCAAGGCAAAATCATTGGTGCAGCTGCAAGCCGGCCCAATGATGCGGCCTCACGCATTGCGCAAGGTTCGCGTGTAAGTAAGTCATCCAAGATCGGTGAGCTTTCATTTGGTTTTGTCTCTCAAAAATTTAGCGGCGGCGCAACAACCCAACAGCTTTGGGGCGGCTATGAATTTGGCTCAAATAAATTCAAGCAATTCCCGGTGTGGTCTGGCCGTGAAGGCCGCGGGTCGCGTGGATACTTTATTTATCCAACATTACGAGCTGAGCAACCGCACATCATCGCTGAATGGGAAGATGCATTTACAAAGATTTTGAAGGAGTGGTGACATGGCATTAGGCGGATCACGCACACTTAAACTTTCCATTTTGGCAGACATTGACAATCTCAAAAAGAATCTTGATGCCGGTACAAATGAGGTTGATGGATTTGGTTCGAAAATCGGAGGATTTGCCAAAAAAGCCGGTGCCGCTTTTGCTCTAGCTGGAGCCGCCGCCGCTGCCTATGCCGGCAAATTGCTCATTGATGGCGTTAAATCTGCCATTGAGGATGAAGCTGCACAAGCCAAATTGGCCACAACATTGCAAAATGTTACCGGTGCAACAAATGAACAAATCAAGGCAACCGAGGATTACATAACAAAAACATCACTTGCAAACGGCATTACCGATGATCTTTTGAGGCCATCGCTTGATCGTTTGGTGAGATCAACAAAAGATGTCACCGAGGCACAAAGATTGCAACAAATTGCACTTGATGTCTCAGCTGGCACAGGTAAAGAATTAAGTGCTGTAACAGAGGCAATTGCCAAAGCCTACGATGGCAATTTTGGAGCACTCAAAAAACTTGGTGTGCCGCTTGATGAAAACATTATCAAAACAAAAGATTTTGATGGCGCAATGTTGGCCTTGTCTCGCACATTTGATGAACAGGCATCAATTCAGGCCGATACATTTCAAGGCAAAATGGCGCGACTTACTGTGGCATTTGATGAAGCCAAAGAAACCGTGGGATCGTATGTGCTTGATGCCATCACACCATTGCTCAGCACTTTTGTTGATAAAGGCGTGCCAGCAATTTCACAATTTGCAGATAGTTTAGGCAAAACATTGGGGCCGGCATTTGCTCAAATCTTTGTTTTTATTCGGGATGATCTTTTGCCTATTCTGCAGGCATGGTGGAGATTTTTGTACGAGGAAGTCATTCCAGCCATAATTTCTGTTGTTGGCCCAATCTTGCTATCTATTAAATCGGCATTTGATAAAGTTTCAACAGCCATCAAAAGCAATTCAACAGAGCTGCAACCATTTTTTGATTTGTTGCGTAAGGTGTGGGAATTTTCCAAAAAGTATTTAATCCCAGAATTCAGCGGGCCTTTTGTTTTTGCCTTGAACGCCATTGCCACATTAGTCTCAACCTTGATTACAGGTTTTTCACAGCTTGTTGGATTTATGTCAAACGCTTATACACAGGCCAAAAGAGTTGTTGATTTAATTAATGCCAACAAAGACATTTTTGCGGCTCAATCTGGACTTTTAGGTTTTGTTGTTGGCAAGGTGGCAGGTAGAGCATCCGGTGGCCCGGTTACAGGTGGTAGCTCATACCTTGTCGGTGAGCGTGGCCCAGAGCTATTTACACCATCAGGCAGCGGCATGATCACACCAAACAATCGTTTAGGCGGTGGCAACACCACAATCAATCTCAATGTCACCGGTGCCATTGATCCAGAAGGCACGGCACGCACAATCATCGATGTGTTAAACAATAGTTTCTATCGCGGTACAGGCGGCGCAAATAGTCTGCAATTCTCAGGATGAGCGTATTTAATCCCGTTTGGCGCGTGACCATTGGCGGCGTGCAATACCAAACGGCTATTCTGGCAAATCTGACAATCTCAAGCGGTCGGACAAACATCTATGAACAGGCACAAGCCGGTTATGCCAATCTTGAGCTGATCAACCTTGATCAATCCAATGTGCTAATTGAGATTAACAATTCGCTCACCATCGAGCTGCAAGATTCCACAGCTACATTTGTGCCAATTTTTGGCGGCTCAGTTGTGGATGTGGGCATTTCTGTGGCCGAGGTTGGATCGATTGCATACGCACAACGCATTAAAATCATTGCTTTAGGTGCATTGGCTAGATTGCCCAAAGCCTTGACAGACGGTGTTTTGTCACATGATTTTGATGGTGATCAGATTTACACAATTTTGCAACAGGTTTTGTTTGCCTCATGGCAACAGGTGCCACAGGCATTGACATGGGCAACCTATGACGCAACTACGCAATGGCAAGATGCAGAAAACACCGGATTGGGCGAGATTGACAGGCCCGGCAATTATGAGCTGGCACAGCGGTCATCCAGCCGAACCGATGTGTATTCATTGGTCGCAGCTTTAGCATCATCGGGATTGGGCTACATTTATGAAGATGCAAACGGGCAAATTGGTTATGCCGACTCAACACATCGAACCAATTATTTGGCTGCCAATGGTTATGTGGATTTAACCGCCAATCACGCATTGGCATCGGGTTTGAGCATCCAATCACGGACAGGCGATGTGCGAAACAACATCACTATTAAATACGGCCAAAATAGCAACAGCGAAACCGATGCCAGCGATTCTGTTTCCATTGGTCTTTATGGGCAATTATCCCAAATCTTTACTACAACATTGAGGCATTTGCACGATGCACAGGATCAGGCAGCATTTTATTTGGCATTAAGAGCGTACCCACAGTTTAATTTTAACAACATCACTTTTGAGCTGACAAACCCAGAGCTAGACGATGCGGATCGGGATGACTTGATCAATGTGTTCATGGGCATGCCGCTGGACATTTCGGATTTGCCGCTTAACATGGTTTCCGGCGATTTTCTTGGTTTCGTTGAAGGTTGGACATTCTCGGCCGCGTATAATCAGGTTAGCCTTTCGATGATTTTGTCACCGATTTCATTCTCATTGCAAGCCATGCGATGGAATGATGTACCGATAACAGAGCAATGGAGCACGGTCAATCCAACCTTGGATTGGATAAACGCCACAATCGTGGCCTAAGGAGGAAACATGAGTAATCCAACAACACCATTTTCATGGCAGATGCCTACGGCCACGGATTTGGTTACAGACTTGCCAGCTGATTTTGAGGTTTTTGGTCAAGCTGTAGCAACATCAATGGCTGATCTTTTAGGTGGCACTACTGGCCAAATTCTTGCAAAAAATAGCAATACAGACATGGATTTTGTTTGGACAACAGCCAATCCCGGTGACATTACGGGAATTACAACAAACGCCGGGTCAGGTTTAGCCGGCGGCGCAACATCAGGCAATGTCACTTTAACAAGATCATCAACTTATTCAGCCAAAACGGCCGCTTACACTTTTGCATCGGGAGATGAATACAACATTTTCTCAATGAACAATGCGGCAACCCAACAATTTAACATTCCAACCGATGCAACATTTAATTTTGCCGTTGGTACCGAAATTAACGTGTTTTGGATTACTGGAGCGGGGCAACCAACAATTGGTGCTGTAACACCAGGCACAACAACAGTTATTTCAACAGGTGCAACAAGCGCGACACCAAAATTGCGTGCTGTCAACAGCGGTGCTACTTGTGTGAAATTAGCTGCAAATTCTTGGATTGTTTTTGGAGACATTTCATAATGACACCAATTTTGGGAATTATGTCGAGTGCTGGTCGGCCACGAAATCCATCAACGATTGAATACTTGGTTGTTGCAGGTGGTGGCGGTTCAGGTTATTCAGGAGCCGGCGGCGGCGGCGCAGGTGGTTATCGGACGGCAACAGGTTTTGCTGTGTCACCCGGATCACCAATAACTGTGACAGTAGGCGCAGGCGGTACAGGTGCCACCACAGCTTATAATGTCGGCGGTAATGGTGGAAATTCTGTTTTTTCTAGCATAACCTCAACAGGCGGCGGTGGTGGCGGATCGAGCACACCCGGCGTTGGTACGAGTCCAAACGCAGGTGGATCAGGCGGCGGCGCGGCCAATGGATCAACTCCAGCCAACATTTCAGGTGGTGCAGCAAGCCCATCGGGTCAAGGTAATGCCGGCGGCGCGGTTACAACAGGCAGCGGTACAGGCGGCGGTGGTGGTGGCGGTGCCGGTGGTGTTGGTGGTGCTGGCACGGGCGGTGCCGGTGGTGTTGGACTTTCTTCATCAATTTCAGGCGTATCAACATTTTATTCTGGCGGCGGTGGTGGATACACAACCGGTGGCACGGTAGCTCCCGGCGGTAATGGTGGCGGTGGTGCAGGTGCTAAGAGCGGCACAGCGGCAATTGCTGGAACAGTTAATACTGGCGGCGGCGCAGGTGGTGGACTTGCAGCGACCGGACAACCAGCAGGCGGTTCAGGTATTGTAATTATTCGTTACCCAGATACATTTGCGTTGGCTGCATCAACGACAGGATCACCAACAATTTCAACATCAGGTGGTTACAGAATTTATCAATGGACAGGAAGCGGATCGGTGACATTTTAATGGCGCATTTTGCAGAATTAGACGAAAACAACATTGTGACAAATGTGATTGTTGTGCATAACAATGAATTATTGGATGAGAGTGGCATCGAATCAGAATGGAAAGGCATTGAATTCTGTATCCAACATTTTGGTGGGCGATGGATACAGACATCCTACAATGCAACATTTCGAGGTATTTATGCCGGTATTGGTTACGCTTATGATGAAACGCTTGATGAATTTGTTGCACCCGTAGTGGAGACGGAATGGGAAACAGAATGACATTTCCACAAGGCACATTGTCGCGTTTGATTGAGGTTGCATTGGCCGAGGTTGGCACAGCTGAAACCGGCAACAATGAGACAAAGTACGGCAAGCACATGAAGGCAGACAAGCTGCCTTGGTGTGGGTCATTTCTTAATTGGTGTGCAGATCAAGCCGGTGTGGATGTGCCAAATGTCGTAAGCACTCGCGCCGGTGCTGCCGCATTTAGGAAAATGAAGCGATGGCACACAACGCCACGGATTGGCGATTTTGTTTTCTTTGATTTTGTTATCGATGACCAGACAATGATTAATCACATCGGTTTAGTTGTTCGATGCTCGGACAAACAAATTGTGACAATTGAAGGCAACACATCGGCCAGCGGTGATCAGCGCAATGGCGGTGAAGTGATGGTCAAATACAGAAGTTTGGGAGCGAGATCATTTGTGGTGGGCTACGGCCGACCAACTTATGAAGCGTTTGCCGGTGAATTACCGGATCGACCAAAAGGAGGCAAATAATGGAACAAATCAAGGCAGCTGCCGCATCATGGGCTAGAAGCGCGGTCGCAGGTTGTTTGGCTGTTTACATGACAGGCAACACCAATCCAAAAGATTTGGCAATGGGCTTAGTCGCTGGCATTGTGCCGGTACTAGCACGATGGGCAAATCCAAATGATGTAAGTTTCGGCAACAAAAAGTGAGCGTGGGCGAATGGACGGCTGTTGGTGGTTTTGTCATTGCGATACTGGCAGCCGTTTATTCGTCAATGAGGATCATCATCAGATCGGTGATGAGCGAATTGATGCCCAATGGTGGGTCGAGTATGAAGGATCAAATCTCGCGCATCGAGGCACGCTTGGATTATCTATACACACAGCTCATTGAGAAACAGAGCAACACGCCGTAATTTAGGCGCGATTGTTGATTTTGTCGGCCATCGCTGTCACTCTTTGTTTGGGAGCAGATTAGCTGTTTCCAGAATCGGGAGCTAGACAAATGAATGAAATCTCAATTGTGATCTTTATGATCATTGCAGGATTCTTATGGGCTGTAATGGCCTATTCAATCGGTTTTAGAGAAGGCCAGCGACAAGGCTACACACGAGGCCGTGCGGTATCTCGGCACATCTCGCAGCTTGATAAGGCGGCAAAATAATGGCCACTTTTATGGACAATTACGAAGGCAACAAGGATCGCAATAATCGTTGGATTGCCACACATCCAGAAGGCCGCATTGAGGCGTATGTCGTGGAATTTAACGCCAAAGAAGGCTATGTGTTAGTACAAGCCAAAGGTTGGCGCAATCAAACAGAAATTGAACCAGCTGACATTGATTATGCATACGGGTTTATTGCAGCTTATCCGGACAGAATGAAACGCTGGTTTGTCGAGGATACAATTACAAGCGCAAAAATGCGCGTAATGGCAAATTTGTTGGGTGGCACCGAAAAGGCCACAGCTGAGGTCATGGCCTTGGTTAAGAGCGAAACGCCAGCAGCCGATTATGACTATTGGACAACAAAGCATGGCGATGTGCCGAGTTATGCAACATCGGCCGAGGCTGAGTTATCAGGCACGCCATCATTTGGATCATCAGAGGATTCGGCATGGGTGCCCAATGCCGTGCCAACCTGCTCACACGGATCAATGCGTTGGAATCAAAGCAAGCCAGATGCAGCCAAATCATGGGGCGGCTACTTTTGCTCAGAGAAGGTTAAAGCAATGCAATGCACGCCGCGTTGGTATGTCTTGCGTAGCACCGGAACATGGGAGCCACAGGTATGAGCGATTACATGGAGATCATCAACCCACAAACACGCATTGCCCGGCTTTACTATCAAGGCGAAGTGGTTGAGGAATACAAAGTGGAGCAATGCGACAAATGCTCAAAGCTGACAAAATGGGATGCATTTGGTTATCAAATCGGCTATGACAAAACAGAAAAAATTATCTGGTTTTGTGGTGATTGCCGATGATAGATCGCATTGAGGAAGTGCAATGCATGATTGCAGCTATTCAGCATTGCCATGATAAGTCAGCCGATCACAGCTCACGAATTGTTAAAGACATTTCATGGTTTGCTTATGTGGCCCAGATGGGCGAATCAATGGCGGCTGAAATGGTTGTTGCTAAGCGGTTAGGTTATGACTACACACCCGGCATCACATGGGACAAATCAAAGGCTGATGTGGGTGATCACATTGAA